AAGGCCCCATCGATATCGACGACCTTCGCCTCGGCCCCGATGGCGGCACAGAACTCGCAGGGGTCCGGGGCGACTTGCCAGACCTTTCCCTTCACGATGCCGGATTGTTTCCAAGCCTCGATGCGGCCCGCATTCATCGCCTTCGAGGTCTCGGTGCGGGCGATCGTCCTCGAGCGAATCGGATCAAAGCCCTTGTCCTCGAGCGACTTGGCCATCTCATCGATCGAGGCCCCATCCTCGACCATGGTCCCGAGGAGGCTCCCGACGCTCCTCCGCATGGTCCGCCCCGATCGGGTCGCGAGTTCGGTGGTCGATCGCTCGATGATCTCTGACACCTTTGGATTCGTGAACTCGAAGCGATAGGCCTGCGGGAGATCGTCCGAGTCGGAGATGCCCATGGCCGAAGCGATGAACTTCTCGCCCCGCTTTCCTCCGAGGCTCACGACCTCTCCGATGATGGGCTCGACCTCCTTGACCATCGCCCGCTCGAAGGTATTGCGGAGATCATCGAGGACGGCTCCGACGAGGAGATTCGGCCGGATGCCGCTCTCCCGGAGTTTCTTTGCGATCCTCTTGAGTTCGGCCCGGGAGATGCTCAGGACGCTTCGCTCGAGGGTCCGCTCGAGGGCTTCGAGTTCCAAGTCTCTCGGGCCGGGCCGAGCCTTCTCGAAGGCCTCGGGCTCGGCCCAGAGATCCGAGAGCCGAGCCGCCTTGGCATGGGATCCGCATCCGCATCCGCCCTTGGCTTCCGTCTGGGCCTTCTCCTCGCACATCGAGATTGCGATGGCGATGGCTTGATCCCGATCGTATCCCTCATCGATGAGGACCGGGATCTTCTCCGAGATGCATGGATCGGAGGCCTTCTCCTCATCGGCTCTCTCCATCCGGCCGACGATCCGCTCGGCCCAGTCTCGGCCGGGATCTCCGCCCCAGAGGAGCCAAGCGATGAAACCGGCGCTTGGATCCTCCGGGTCATCCCATCCCGGAGCCCGATCAACGGCATGACGGGCGAAGTAGGAGTTCATCCGGCGGACGGTCGATGGAGAGAGGACCTCCCGATTCTTGAGTTGCGTGGCCCGAGCGACCCCGATCTCGGTCCCGCCCCGATTGAACTCGGCTCGGAGCCGGAGGCCTCGCTCCGCAGCAGCGGCCATCTCGGAAGTCGGCTTGAAGTCGATCTCGGCATAGCGGGCCGGGGCATCCTCGGTGACGGCCTTGATCTCGCCACGAGAAGGGTCGAGGCCTCGGGGCTCGATCGGAGCCGCAGCCGGAGCGGATCCCGAGGGCTTGATGGTGGCTTCCGGGACCGGCTCGACCGCGGCCGGGACGATCTCCCGCTGCGCTGCGACCATCCTGCGAGCCGCATCCGATCGCAAACCGATCGCAACGAGTAATTCCTCTCCAGCGATCGGGCTCATCGAGCCCGCCGTCACGGCCAAGAGGACCTCTTGAGCGGCTTGGATCTGTGCCCCATTCAGCGGAGCCGCTGGAGCCGGGCTGGACGGCTCCTGAGCCGCAGCAGCGGGAGCCGGGGCCTCCGGGGCCTCCGGCATCTCGAGCGATCCTGAGCCATCCTCCGGGCTCGGGGCCGAGAGGCTTCCGATCGGGATCCCGCCCGCCAGCGGGAGATCGGCCTCCGGCATCTCAAGCCGGGAGAGCCCGCGAGCCTCCCGGGCTTCGTTGATGGTCATCACCCCGGAGGCGACGAGGCCTTGATGCTCTTGGAGATCCAATTGGCGGTTTGCCGGGATCGGATCGTCGTAGGCCAAGACCGCCGAATCGGAGAGCCCGAACATCGGGAGGAGCCGTTGATTCAAGACCTCCTCATCGAGCCGGAGGAGTGGGAGGATCGTCGACTCCCGCCATTGAGCGAAGCCGGTTTGAGCCGAGGCGAGATTAGGGTCGTTCGCCTTGAGCATCGAGACCGGGACCCCGAAGATCGCCGCGATCTGTTCGACCACATCATCTCGGCCGCCGAGATCCTTGGGCGGCATCTGCATCGGCTTGAACTCGACCTCTCCGGTGAGGGCGATGAACTTCCCGGCCTTCTCCGGGCCTCGGAGTTTCTCATTCACCGCGCGCTCGAACTCCTCAAGAGCATCGACGCTCGCGCTCGAATCCTTCACGATGGCCATGTAATCGGGCCGGGCGTGATTCGCGGCGAGCGCCGTGTCCATCTTGAGGAGAGCGTCGTTGAGATCGATGACTCCCCATCCGGCCTCGACCTTCCCCATCCCATAGAAGAGATCGTTCGGATTCGGCCGCTTGAAGTGAAGGACCCGATCGGGAGCGATCTCGATCCGGCTGTTCGGATCCTTCCCATAGCGATAACCCTTGATGAAGTCGGTCTCGCTTGGCATGATCTCGACCCACTGCGGCGGCAGCGGCCATAGTTCTCCGGGGACTCCGAGCGAGTTCGGGATGATGTGGAGATAGGCGTTCCCGGTCAATTCTTGCCAGAGGGTGCGGGTCGCCGTGAGATCAAAGCCGTTCATGTAGGGGTTGACCTTGCGGAGGAGATCCATCACCGGATGGCTCTCGGTCACCTCCTCGAAGTCCGACCCGAAGTCGTGAAGTTTGGTCAGGACGGTCCGGCTCGGAGATGCTCGGCCATCTCCCATGAGATAGGCCTTCCTCCTGAGATCGACCCGCTTGGTCGCAAAGAGGCTCTTCTCGGCCCCGATAGGCTTCCTCACATAGAGCCGCAAAGGGATCGATGAGACCCCGAAGGCGTTGATCGAGGCCGCGGCATAGACCCACGATGAGTAGGCCTTGAGCGCCGTCGCCGAGGTGTAGGCGGCTCGATCCTTCCGGCCTCCCGAGACCATGCCGAGCGAAGCGCGGAGATATCCGGGGCGATCCAAGCCGGGAGTGGATGGAGCCTTCGAGAAGAGCCTGCGGAGTCTTTGGATCATCAAAGCACCTTGAAGCGGAACGCCGCTGGCCGACTCGAGGCTCTCCTCACGGCCAAGGCGAGAGCCATCACCCCATCGTCGTGAAGTCCCGCCGCAGCAGTGTATCGCACGCCGATGCGAGTCGATTCCCACTCGAAGGACTCGAGTTCCCTCCGAAGCCATCCATCCGGGAAGCGGATCTCCCTCCTTTGGATGGCCGCTGCGAGCCCTTCGAGGAGTTGTTGGCGGCTCTGGGCCGTGAATCGGAAGCCCTCGATATTGGATCGGCCCCGCTGGAGATCCTCGACGATGGGATCGCCGACCCCGGTCGAATCGATGAGGGTCGGGATCTTGGCCGTCGCCGCCACGATCCGCTCCCTCGTCGCATTCCAGTCGAGCCGGAAGCGGTCGAGATGGCATATCCGCCCGGCTTGATCGAGCCCGGCGATGACCGACCAATCGGTGTGTTTCGCGAGATCGACCCCGAAGGAGACCGCCGGGCCATCGGCCACCGGCGCGATGCATTCCGCGATGGCCTCGAAGCCGAATGGATTCCCGCCATCATCGTTCGGCTCGACGAGATAGAGTTCCCGGAAGATGTGATCCGGGAGTTGTCTCCTCGCGGCCTCGACCTCGGCCGGATCTAGGACCCCGCCATCGATGGCATCGCTGGCCGTGAGCCGGTGATAGGCCATGTCGGGCTCTCCTCCGCTCTCTGCGAGCCTCGCGAGCCGGAAGGCCCAGTTCTTCCGGCCCTTGAGATTCCCGATCACTCGAGCCGGGCCCTTCGTGGCGGTCAGGGTCGAGCGGACGGCATGCCAAGCCGACTCCGAGCATCGGGTCGACTCATCGATGACCGCCGCATTCACATCCTCGCCATAGAGCGAGTCGGGATTGTCCGCGGACTTGAATGCCATCCGGCTCCCATTCGCAAGGGTGATGAGGAGGCGGGAGTCATTGTGGGAATGGATCCGAGCCGTCGGATCGGCTTGGCGAAGCATCGCCTTCATCCGCTCGAAGCCGATCGTCTTGGTCACCTCAAAGGTCGGGGCCACCCACCAGCAAGTCGAGCCCCGATTGTTCCATGCCCAGACGAGGAGCCAGAGGAGACAGGCCAAGGTCTTCCCGCTCTTGGTCGAGGCCTCGATCACCACGATGCGGGCCGGATCGAATATCGCATCGTGTTGTTTGCGATAGAGCGGAGGGAGATCGAGCGAGGCCCGGCTCATGGCTTCACGCCGACCCGAATCGGGAGGAGTTCGATCCTCTCGGTCGCCTCCCCGCCATCGAGCCGCTGGACCCGATCGGCTGCGG